GCGTTTGGCATCCCAGACGAATTGCTTGGCCTTGGGAGAGGAAGTACTGAAGCAACTGCATCGGTCAGAATCCGAGCGTTCTTTGGCACTATCACCACACTGCAAGGAATTGTGGCGCGAACTTACTCGCAGAATATCATTGATAGAATCACAGGAGTCCCAGGCTCCGTCTGGTTAGAGTTCAACGAGGTATCTGATGAGTCCTTCTTCAAGTATGCGGCGGCCATCGCTGCACTGCGAACGGGTATGGACGCTGATGCAGTTGTATCAGCCGAATGGGCTAGGGAGAAGTTGGGTATCCCGGCTGATGACGACCCCCTCCGGCAAGGCATGGCTGAAATGGTGCTTGACAGGAAAGTCAACCCGCCTAATCCCTTTGGAATGGGCAATCAAGCAGTGGCGCCTGTGAAAGAGGGCGACTCGAAGACTGAAGACGAAATGCCTGAAAAGAAACTGATGTGATAACATGCAACCGATACGCAAGGACCCAGCGGGCTTCAAGACAGTAGAACTGGCGAATGCCCGCATCCTAGCGAACCTTGTGCTCGACATTGAGGAGTTGGTCCTGCGTGCAGTTGACCGCATGAAGGGTGAGAGGAAACTCGCATCCCTTATCCCAAGCAAACTTTGGACGGCTGCACTCGTTGTCCCATTCCCATCAGAGTTCATGACGCTGATTGACAGCGTTGACCAGATTGAGATGGTTGTCGATAAGAACGCGGCTGGTAGAGCGGCAGAGCGTATTGTGTGGACCGCACAGTCCCATGGCCTACGATGGGCATCCAAGGCTCTCATCAAAGCAGGTCTCGAGAAACCCGACCCAGTTGTATGGGCGGGTGGCGGTATGTTCGGGTCTACCGACATGATACCCCAACAGGGCGTCACCAAGGCCTTTGTTTTGCCTCCTGACCCAAAGATGATTGCTTTGTATAAAGAGCGGGTAAAGAGCGAAATAAAGAACCTCACGGGCTTCCAATCGCTGGCTATCAAAAGGGCAATCACAGAAGGGTTCCAGAAAGGTGAGACGGTCTCGCAGATTACCAAGCGTATCAAAGAAGTGACACCGATGGCCAAGAACAAGGCAATCACTATCGCTAGAACAGAAACACTCGCAGCAGGTAACGCAGCAGCAAAGCGGAGATACACTGACGCGGGTGTTGAGAAGGTCGAATGGGTCGCCGCATACGACGACAGTGTCTGTGATGAGTGTGAGAGTAAACACGGCAACGTTTACCCCATCGGAGACGCACCCGACTTACCAGTGCATCCGAATTGCAGGTGCACGTTAATCCCATACATTGAGAAGGAGGAATAAACTATGACATTTTACGGATTCGGAAGCGCGCAGGTGTCTGCGCATTACACACCCACGCTATCGCTTGGGGAAAGAATAGCATTTGGTTACGAATCGGGGATAGAGCGCTGGCACAAGTTTGGCTTTAATCCTGATGTAGACGCGGCGGTAGAAGCATCTGTCGTGCCATACTCAACGGGTGGCGTCAAGGCAAACTTCCCGCTAGTTGCAACTTACCCAGGCGCACAGGTTGAGATTGACTCTTCAAGCACTGACGATGACGGAGACCCCGCGGGTACTGGCGCACGCACGGTAACAATGTATTACCTCACGAGCGCAGGTGTTGAGAAGACGCACACGTTCACAATGGACGGCACAACCGATGTCGCATCAGGCACGGGCTGCGCTGACATGTGGCGTATCAATGGCCTTCGCATAAAGACGATGGGCTCCCTCCAGGGTGCGGCAGGAACAATCAGCGTTCGAGAACTCGACGACACGCCAATCTTCACCCAGATACTTCCAGGGTCGACACGGGCGTTCAACTCCCAGTATACAGTCCCAGCGGGCAAGCGCCTGTTCATTACTGACTGGTCTTGTTCCAGCCTTGGTGCCAGCCGTGGTGTAAACGACTACTTACGGTTCAAAATACTGGCAAACAAGGATTACGACGGTGTTTCTTCGGGAATCAACCTATTTGAACACAGTGATATGTCGGTGCAGGGTGATAACGTCCACCGCCACTTCGAAGTCCCGATATCGTTCCCAGCACTTACTGACATCGTAGTTAACTGCCAGGGTGTAGCGGCAACTGACCACGTGCAAGCATCGACATACCTTCAGGGATATCTAGTCACGGTATAACCATGCAACAGCCAATGACATGTAAAGAGTGTGGAGGCCACTGTTGTTATCAGCGCATTTCGTTTCACCCAAAGGAATGGCAGGCACTTCATAAGTACGGCAACAAAGAGCAAATCAAAGCCAAGGACTTCATGTTCATCGGCTTTGGGGATGACGGGTATTGGTATTCTCGCAATAAAGGAGCGTGCCCTGCCCTGACCGCCGAAGGATGTGCCATTCCTTACAATGAGCGCATGCTACTCTGCAATCTCTATCCATACGTCCCCTTCCCGATTCACGGGCCCGATGGGAAGATTGAGATAGAACTGTTCCTAGCGAATAAGTTCTGTCCGGCATGGAGAGAGTTTGCAGAGCGCAGATATGAGGCAGAGGAGGAGTTACGAAATGCCACCCGCAAAGAAGACTGAAAAGAAAACCGTAACGCCGAAAGTAGAGATGCTTGAGACCCCGCTAGAAAGACTTGAGAATCGAGTCACTGTTCTAGAAGGTTTCGTAGCGAAACTCTACGGTCAGCATTACGGCGGTATCTACAAAGTGGAATAACCATGACAGACACAACCTTGCCGAGTGCTACATTCGATGGCGGACCGGCGGCGCAAGACCCGTCCCCAACTGTACAATACACAAGGCTACTTGCTAGCGCGTTCAAGAAGTCCTCGATGGAGATGCGAGACGGAGGCCTAATGGTCCGTGACGTCCCGATGTTAGCCTCTGGGACATGGACCGATTCTGCCGTCCAGACGCCATTGAACTATCCGGAGAAAACCCTTCGCGAATTCGCAGCGAACTGGTCAGACAACACGGGATGGTCTCGCCACACAGGAGGAGTCCCGCGCGACGCTACTGATAAGGTAGCAGAACTACTCAATCCCAGATTCCAAGAAGGCGCAGTTGTCGGAGACATCTTCCTTCACGGAGCAACCCAGAAGTCTCGGGATATGATTGAACTAGTCAAACGCAAACTGATTGCGTTCGTCTCGGTTGAGCACACGGGAGATGAAAGGTATAACGCCTCGACCCGCCAGTTAGAAGCCACGTCCATTAACTTCTCTGGTTTTGCATTCGTCAATAAGGGCGCATGTAAACTCTGTAGAATTAACGAAGCGGCACCTCTGGCAAGTGCATCAATCGAAGAAGCACCCCTAGAGGTGCAGGATGAGACTATGGACACCAAAGAGTTAGAAGCCAAGATGGACGCTATGTCTAAAGAACTGGCGGAGTTAAAGGCTCCCAAGGTTATTGAGACAGTAGCACCCGTTGTTGACAACTCCCGGGAACTCGCCGAACTTGAAGAAGTCAAGGCAGTGAGAGGGGAACTTGAGACACTTCGCGCACAGATGAAGGAACTCATGTCCCAGCCCGCAGCGGCACCCGTAGCAGTTGCAGCACCAGTAGAAGCACCGAAGACCGAACACAAAGAGCCTTCTTCACGGTTTATAATCGACAAGAAGAACCGCTCAATCACAATGGAGTGAACACAACATGACAGCAATTACCCCAGCCGCATTTGACCCAAAACCCCGCCAACTTGGCGCAGTAATCGACTGTGTAGCAGGAGCAGCAATCCTTGCAGGCGCAGCAGTAGTTATCGAAGCATCCGGTGACAACTTCACCGTTATCCCCTGTGACTCTGACACTGCCGCAACTCTACCGTTCATCGGTGTTGCACTCTATTCAGCAGCCGCGGATGGAGACCACGTAGCAGTCGCCAGCACTGGGTCCGTTATAATGGTCCAGGAAGGAGACGGCGCTGCAGGTATCGACGCAGGAGACTTCTTACAGGCAGGCAGTGCCTCTGGTAGTGTCGTCGTCGAGACCAACGCTGACCTTGCAATTCTCGGTGTAGCACTCACCGACTGCGCAGCAGGCGGATTCACTTACGTTCTCGTGCAGCCACAACTGTCAACGAAGGGAGCATAATCATGGTAGCATTTGAACACACCCGCAGACTCGCCCAGTTCCTTGAAATTGAAACAATGGGCGCATCCGAACTGAAACGCAAAGTTGACCGCATGGTTCCCCGCGAACTGTCTTACCATGACTATGATGGAAAGGTAGTCGGCGCCCGTGAACTGCTGCTCTCCGAAGGTATCGAGGGAACAACCCTTATTCCGACTGAAATCGCAGCCACCGTTGTAGAAGGCGCAGAGCCCGTAAGGTGTTTCCGTGAGGTTCTCCCCATCTATCAGATGAAGGGGATGTCCATGTCTGTGCCTGTTGGCTCGACTGGAACCTATGCTCCTATCGTCTCTGAAGGGTCAGAAATCCCCATCGAGAACCAGGAGTATTCAAGCGTTACCTTCAACGCAATCAAGTATGCAACCCGCCCGGTCATCACCAACGAGATGATTGACGACGGCATGTTCGATGTCATCGCTACCGAAGTTCGCAAGGCCGGTCAGCGCATGGAGAACGCACTCAACCGCGTTGCCCTTGCAGAAATGATTGACAACGACGCCAACGTAGCCGACTGTGGTAACACTGGAACAACCCCACTGCTCTTCCTCGCAGCCGCACAGCAGAACGTCCTTGCCGACAACTGCATGCCCAACCAGATTATCTTCAGCCCATCCTGTTACGCAGCCTGTATGCAGGAGGGTCTGATTCTTACCCCCGCGTATGCAAACGACATGATGAGGACTGGAACCCTCGGGCAGATTCTCGGTATGCCCACCCGCATGTGCAGCATTGCCTCCTCAACAACCAGCCTCGACGGCGGTAAGTCTGTCGCAACGTGGGGATTCACCAGCGACAACTATGTCGGTGCACTCGTGCTCGACACCACTGTCTGCGGTGCAATCGGTATGAGGCAGGACATGAAGGTCGAACAGTACGCTGACTCAATCCGCCAGATGCAGGGCATCAGCCTTTCAATGAGGTTTGACGTCGAGGCACTCCAGACCAACGGTATCGGGTCCATCATCTACTAGACGGGGTGAGGCTAATGCTTTGCTCCCAGAACAGCGGCAAATACCTGTCTGGGACGTGGCATGAGAACCGATTGTTAGCGGTCGAAGAGACCGATAACTTCGACTCATCCGACCTATCCTTTTTAGAAATGGATGGGGCTCTACCCGGCCCGATAGGCAAGATGGCACAGTTCAGGAGCACGATGTCCATGCTAACGCAACCAATCGACCCCTTGAACTGGGAACAAGAAGACTACGAATACAATAAGGAAAACCCAGCGGTAGGTGACTAATGGCATTTTGTACATACACGGAACTTGCGAATTTAACAGGAAGTGTCCGTACACAGACCGTTCTGGAGGCAATCATATCAGAAGCGGATAGGCAGTTGACCGCGTACTTAAAGGCACGTGGAGTCACCGCCTCTGCTTGCGACGAATCGAAATCGGCATCCCTTGCCCTCTCGCAGGCTGGGTTACTTCGATTAGGATTACAGGAGGGTTCATTTCAGGCCAGTTCTGGCGACTTCACCTCTAGCGTTAACGTCACCGATGCGTGCAAAGCATTGGAGACCAGAGCATTCAGTATCCTTGATGACTACATATCGAGGCAGGTAGCACTCATTACTCCTCGCAGGTCTTACATGATGAAGGCAGGCGGGCGATGTTAATATGTTCTCTGCTCCACACACCGCTACGGCCAGGAGGATGGTCCTAACATACAGCCTCAAGTATGATGGCGGGACTGCCGTATTCACAGCCGGCAAGACCCTCACGGGCGCGACATCTCACGCGACCGCCACCATCTCGAGCACGGGAAGCACTGCTAGCGGAACCCTCGTAATCTATGATATCTCTGGAACGTTTCAGAACGATGAACCACTGTCCGACAATGGCACTATCCCAGGTGCCGCTGTCGCAGATGGTGTTATCAGCGGTCCGATTCTAGACGCCTATGGACAACAGTCACAGACTGAAGTATCCACTTCAATAACGTGCAGGTTCTTCTCAAAGTTGGACCTCAACCCTTCAACGGGTGCACTGACGTATGCTCAAGACTCTTTGCAGGTGATGATGCCTCCGCTCGTGGATTTAGATAATGGTGACACTCTTACATCTACTGACACGGGATACGCGGAGACTTATGTCATATCGGCACTGAAGCCTGTGTATACACTAGGGATTCTCCATCACTACACGTCCAGACTAGCGAGGTTGTCATGACGCCGTCAGCCTCAACCTGTTACGGTCATCAAGAACTACGAGACATGGTCATTGAACTCAAGGCCGATGTAAAACACATCGACAAGAAAATCAGTGAACTTGTTGAAATCGCACGAGAGAACAGCCTACGCATCGACTCACTTGAGCAATATCGTTCGGAAGAAGTGGGTCGTGCGAAGGGCGTGGCGTCTACTGCTACTGTAGTCTCGGTTGTCATATCGGTTGTCGTTTCGGTTGTCGCAGTTATCGTGGGGGCGATTTTCACATGAGAGACATCACCCTTTCAATAATCAATAAGTTACTCGCAACAACAGCAATAACCACGGCAGTGAGTACCCGCGTGTATCGCGCACAACTCCCGAAGAAGCCAACACTACCAGCGATAGTAGTCACAAAGGTTGACGACATAAGACCAAATGACACAATCGAAGCCTACGGGCGCGCGCGTATACAGGTTACTGTTCTAGCAGCAAGCGATGGTTTGACGGATAACATCTCTGGCCTAGTTGCCGACGCTCTGAATTCAGTTGTCAATACTTACTTGACAGGTGTGATTATCGTCTCAATCGAAGATGCAGGAGCAGTTAGTGACAATAACCCAGACGCTGATACGTGGATGTATCACAGAGACTTCATGGTGAACTACCGATGACATCACAAGCAAAAATGGCAACAGGCGCATACGTCCTTTACAATGGGACCGTATACGCCGAACTTACGGAGATTACCCCTCCGTCATTTAGCGTTGAGAAGGTCGACGCAACCAGCCACGATTCTACCCACAAGGTAACAATCGGCGGCCAGTCGTCCTTCGGAGATTTGACTTTCAAGGCGAACTTCATTAACGACACCAGCCAGGCAGCCCTGCGTGCACTTGCAGTAGCAAAGACCACCGGACTCTGGCGGTTCGTTTACCCCGCATCCTCTGGGCTCCCGACCTACTCGGTTCCCGGGTTCGTATCCTCACTCTCAATCACGGCTCCACTCAAGGGAGCGCCCGCACAGATGAGTGTGTCGATTACCCCGACCGAGTCCGTCAGTGAAGTCACAGGCGCTCGGTTACCGCTGACCACACCGTTCCTTGTCCTTACCAAGACTGAAGGCGGCACCGTTACTGGAACCCCAGCCCTTGCAGGCACGACCTACGTGTACGACTACACGATGCCCCAGGCAACTGTAGCGTCATACACGCTCACCCCGACTGCATCCTCTGGAACCATCTATGTGAATGGAACCATCGTTGCGACCGGCGCAGCATCAGGTGCACAGGGATACACCCTTGCTCTCTTCCCGACTGGAAGCATCAAGGAAGACTTCGTTGTCGTAGACGGAACTGGCATGCCCAGTATCTACAGGATACGCCTCACCAGAGGAACGGCATAATCTTATTTTTTAAAGGAGGGACACAATGGTAGATAATCAACAGATGACTTACATGGCCAAGATAGGCGTAGATGGCTCGGAGTTTACGAGCGGTCTTGGCAAGATGGCAAATGACTTTACAGCCTTCTTTGGGCCCACGGGTATGGCTGTTGGTGCCGTTGCTGTCACCGCAGGAGCAATATCATCACTGATACAAGAGCAGGGTAAACTCGCAGACAGCAACCTTGACCTAGCGGAAACAACCGGTATCGCAGTCGAAGAAATACAGCGGTTCCACTACGCAGCCAAACTGTCTGGGGATAGCATCTCCACAGTTGACACCATGCTCAACAAACTCACCTTGTCAATGGGTGAGGCGCGTAACGCAACCAGTGCACAGGCAGCGGCATTCTCGGAGATGGGGATAGACCCAACTGGGAAGACCACGTCAGAAGTGTTCGAGGAGATGGCACGCGCTCTATCCACAATGAATGATAGACAGAGGGCTGCATCTCTCGCAATGGATATCCTTGGTAAATCTTACAAGGAAACGTTGCCATACATGGCAGACTACATCAAGAACATCGAGGAAATCAACAGTAAGGAGATGTTTACACAGGCAGAAGAAGAGCAGTTGCAGAGGGGTAAAGAGGCCTTTGACAAACTCGGCGCTTCCGCTGAAGGTGCATCGGGCCGTATTGCAATAGCGTTAGTAGAGATTATGGAGTCGGTTGCCAAAGTTCCGGATAGACTTGGCGGTATAAACCTACACACGTTCTTTGGCGGGGAGATGTATAAGGGTGTAACATCAGCCAACGACGACTTCGGTAGCGGTGCTCTTGGTGGGATGCAGTCACCCGATGCCATCAAGATGGGTATCGTCGACCCCTATAAAGACTGGACAGCCGCCGAGGTTGAGGTTTGGCAACAGGCCGATAAGGTAACCGAAGCACAGAACAAACTCGCAGAGGCAATGAAGCAGGCGAACACTCCCGAGAACGTCAAGCAGGTCAAGTTGTTATCCGCCGCCTACATCGAGCAGGAGGCTATTCTGCAGGGGCTTACCAGCACGGCAAAGCAAGCACAGCAGGCACTCAACCCATATTACGACCCGGGTGCGGTTGAAAATCAGGCACCATCAACCGCGGAAGAAAGAGCAGCGGCTATGTTCGGTGTAAACTATGGTTCTGGCGCGAACGTGGGATACTACGAGGGTGAATACGCAGCGAACACCTCACGCTATCAGGCCAACCTCGCCTTCGCAATGTCAGACACTACTGGGAACGCCAGTCTGGCTGCAATCAAATCTCTGGATGCAAGTCGATACCGTCTTAACAATGTAGACAATCCGAATTACGGTGCTGGAACTGGAACATATGCCAGCATGTCCGACCAGTATATGGCGGCGTATAAGGAATCTATGAACCCAACCGTTGTCATTCAGGTGTCTCCCGACTTCAGCGAGAGCGCACAGTCAATTGCAGAGAAGACCGCCGAAGCCCTATCACGGGCACTGGCGAGGCAGGCGTCAGGCACATGAAGTTCATCACAGACTTCACTGACCTGTTCCGCATCACAGATTTCCTGAATAACCTAGATGCCGGTGTCACCACGAACAAAGAAGCCGCGGTGATGGCAGCGGGTCAGGCTTATGAAGCAGACATGAAGAAGTGCCAACAGACGCCTGTAGACATTGGGCAGTATAGAAGTTCAATACGCGCGGATTTGGACCGCACTATGTCGGGTCCCGTTGCACTGATTGGCTCTCCCATGCCACAGACGCTGCGATTAGAGTTTGGTTTCTATGGGTCAAGTGGTGTTGACCGTCTTGGTAGGCACTACAACCAGATGCCACGCCCGCACTGGAGACCCACGTGGGATTTCAACTTACCAACGTATGAGCGGATTATGTTTGCGAGATTGATGAAGGATATCGTGATGAAATGATTACCCCCTCGATTCCATTTTTTATCGGAGATAAGTTCTACCATCTTCGCTTCGAGATTCAGGACATGGGGTTCCTAGAAGACAACTTCGGAACGCTCATGCAATTGTTCGACCCACAGAAGTTTGGATATAAAACAGCCGCGAAGTTTATCCTCGTATCGTGCTATGATAAAGATGGCGAAGACTATGCTCACCACTTCCCCCAACATCAACAGGCGCTTACCGATTCAATGAAGATGGTGCAGGAGTTCTGCAATCAGTTCATAGGACCCACCGCGGGGCTTGCATTCCTGTATGCATCAGTGCACAGCGCTCTTGTGGCATCCGGGTGGTTCAGGGCACCAGAAGCGAAGAAAGAAGCGAAGCCACAGGTTGCTGATATAAAAAACTCAACGTCTCGGAAGCCTACACGAAAGCCACGCAAGGCAATGCCCTCGGTGTGTGCG